CCAGACAACGTGCCAATCGTGATGATGGATGCGCCGATAGTCCAGAGGAGTGCGTGAATCTCGCCCCAGAATCTCATTGTCGTCTCCGTAAAGTAGGCGCAGGACTTGCCGCTAATAGTACTGCACCCAACGCAACTAACGCACGACGCTCAGACACAGGGATGCGTGAATCAACCGGCACATACGAATCGGCGAACCCTGAGAAGATATTCAACACCGACTCAAACGCTTCACGCACCTCAGACGAGGCATCCTGCACCGCAGCCACAACCTCAGCAGCTTGCTCCACAGACAACTCATCCGTGCTGATCTCACCGAACAACGCCTCAGCCTGAACACTGGTGATGGCGGCAAGCACTTCAGGGCTGGAGACGAATGCGGCGGCTTGGCTGGTGTCTAGGTCTTTGGTGATGAGGTCGTCGACTAGGGCAACGATTTGTTCTTCGGTTGCTTCTGAGAGTTGTTCGATGACGGCATCAAACTGTTCTACGGTCAGGGCTTCTTTCACGTCTGGTGGGGCTGGGACGGTCTGGGGTGGCTCTGGCGCAGTGTCGGGGATTGGGAGCGTCTCAGGGGTTTGTGGCGCGTCTGGTGGGCTTGTGACGAACGGTATGGTTTCGGCTGGAGGAACAGTAGGGTTTGTTGCTGGAGGGTCTGATGGGATTGATTCTGGAATTGGTTGTGTCTCTGGTGGTGTGGGTTCCGTATCTGGTGGTGCTGGCATCGTTGTGGGTGGTGGCTCAACCGTTGCAGGTGGTTGCGCTGGCGGTGGTGATGCGGGTTCTGTGGTGGTTGTGGTGGGAACAACCGTCGAGGTGGTCGTAGTTGAAGTGGTGGTTGTAGGTACTTGAGTTGTTGAAGTTGTAGTCGAACTGGAGGTTGTAGATGTTGTCGTTGTTGACGGTTCTGGCATGGTCGGCTCTGGTGCTAACGATGTGCTGGTCGGTACGGAAGAAGTAGTAGTTGACTCCACCGTTGTGGACACAGCCACAGTTGTTGTGGACACCTCACTCGTCGTTGTGGACACAGTCGAGCTGGTGGTGAACGCCTCGTCCGGCACGATCTCCCAACCTGCATCATCAACATTCCACGCGAGCATAAGACACGATGACCCGCCATTCTCGTACATCCACAAATTGAGCGGCACACTGGCCGCGTCAAGACTCAGATTTCCAGACATCGACCAAGTGCAACCCTGGTCATACCAAACACCAAACGTGTTGCCACCAATCGTGATCTCACCACCATCATCAGAAGCCAACATGAACTCAATCGACTCGTGCTCAGGGATCGAGATGAAGCCCGTTAGATGCACCATGAACAGATCATCAGGGCAACCCTCAACAGGCTCACCTTCATAGTTACGATTGATGTTGTTCTCAACTTCATTCGCGCACAACTGATATTGCGTAGTTGACTGCTGAGGAGGTATCTCGTCTACCAAATAGTAAGAGGCATCCAAGCCTTGAACCGCATCAGCACGAGCAACGAACGGGAAAAATGAAAGTAGAACCGCAGGGAGAACTATCAGCCAGCGTGTGAACCGCACATCGGTTGACCTATGGTGCTGATGGGTATGGATTGTCAGATTTGACTTTTGCTACAGCATCAAGCCATTGAACCTCTGTAGCATCTCCACGTTGCCATGCAAAGAATAGGCCGTCTGACTGTGCTTCGTATTGAGTGCGGCGTGTTGCTTCAATAGCGGCAACTTGGTTGTCGTAATCTACTTGAGGCCAAGCGGCATCAAGGGCGGCTTGTGTTGGTGGGTTGCCGGCACTAAGCCATACAAGAGTCGAGTACTCGCCGTCGAGCGTCCATTGTTTGCCTGGGTAGTTTGTGGTCAAAATCATTGCGTAATCAGTTGTCATGCGCTTATCTCCATCACAGTGATTGTGCTGATGCCTTTGTAGTTAGCAGCACCAGCGGCGCGGTTTAGATAAAAAGTCCACAATGACCCAGGCACTGCTGTCTGTGCGCTATAAGTTAACGCGCTAGTAGAGGACGGACTATCTAAAAATATCATTGTGCAATTCTGCGGACGGGCGTTCGTCGGGCTATCTTGGAATAGAGTTCCGTCTGTGCCGCCGCCGATTGAGCTTCCGCCACGCGCTAGGCGTAACTGAATAATTTCGTTATTGTTTGAGATGTTGCAATTCACAGTTGCAATCACTAACACTTTGCTGCTGGTTGCGCTTGGCGTAATGCTTGCCGTCAAGCCTGTAATATCGGTGAAGCTCGACGAGGTTGTCGTAAAGGTTGAGGCCGTGACAGTTGTGCTTACTACTTGTAGCACTCGGAACGCGCCGCGCAAGTCGTTCATCTGTGCAGCGGTCAAAATGTTCGCAGCGACAAACGTGGCTGGAAGTGTGGTCGGTGTTGCCATAAGTACTCCTATCCTAGTCCAACGGTTGCGTCGTCAAGTTGCGACGTGTCAAGTATAAACGGTGTAATCAAATCAATCTTGCCGAAGCCGATATTCACTTCATGTCTGGCAGGGCTGAGGCGGTGTTGGATGGATTCGACAACCACATTCTGGGTGACGGTTAGCGGCACACCGCTAGTGAAAACACGGGTCACCGACAAAATGTCACCAATCTCCAAAGCTGCAATCTGTTCCTGCTGTGCAGCCGTCAACATGTTCACCAGAACCGAAGCCTCCGAAAACCTCACCTCCGGCTCACTAAACCTACCAACCAGATTCGTAGCCAAAGCCGACCCAGCCGCAGCCGTATCCAACGGGATGTCAGTCAACGAGAAAGTCTTGATCCCATACTCGGTTTGGCTGGCCGTACCATTCGCCACACTCGACACCGTCCCACCAGATATCTGCACGGTCGCACGGTTCACCACAGTCTCGGCACCATAAATGTTGGACAACGACTGGATCGGAATAGCGTTGACTGCGGTGCCACCAAGACTTGCCACAGCCGTCCCAAACGAAACTGATACACGCGGATCAAAGTTGATGTTCCCAGAACGGTCAGCAAACAAACGACCATCCTCAGCGAACTGCACAGCCTGCAAAGCAGCCAACGCATTCGTCGCATCCTCATAGGCAACCGTGCCACACGTTGCCACACCAGTAGAGATAGAACGCAACGCTGTAGACCAAGCCACCTCACTCCTATTCAGGATGGTGTTGACTCGGGCTGAGGTGAGTTCAGCCGATGGGGTGAATGCGGTGAGTGTTGTTTGTGATAGTTGGGCTAGGGCATCGACAGCGGAGATGCTTGCTGTTGAGAGTTGTGGTTCGGCGTAGTCGATGTTCAGGTCGAAGACGTAGCCTGAGAACATCGAAGCTGTGCCAGCGGTGCCACCGTACACCTGCACCTGGCGACGTGGAGCAATACCCAACGCACCCTGATACCAATTTGAGTCGGTGTTGAGTGGGTCAAACTGGCGGCCTGAAGCCTGATCGTTCGCAACGATGTTGAGAGTGCCTGCGTTGAAAGTGTCTAACTGGGTTTGACGGCCACGATTGATGTTGACCGCTTGCACATATTCGGTGATATCCACAAAGTCTGTTGAACCATCCAGCACATCAGTGCCATCAAGTACAGATGAATCAAGTGTGAAAGCGTCAGCAAGAAAGCCGACATCCAACAACACCTTGACCGTTTCCCCCCACTTCATAACCTTCGCCATCAGCCGAACGTCCCCGTGAACGGGTTCCCTCCATTGTTCCTGGCACGACGATTCAGAATGTCCTGAATCTCCTGAGCCACCTGATCAGGACTAGACACCAACCCAGCATTCACATTGATGACCGTCTGTCCAGAGTTCTGTGGGAATGTACCGGTGAACGGATTGCCACGAACCGAAGCAGGAACATCAGCAGAAACAGCCATCGGATTCGGAACACCAGCAGCAATCTTCGGATACAACTTCGCCAACTCACCCCGCTTCTCCTCAGCATCATTCAAACGCTCCTGAGCGTCAGCCTCTCGCTCAATAGCATCAGCCACAGCCTGCGAAGCATCAGCCTGCTTCTTCTTGGCCTCGTTGACCTCAAGCAAAGCATCCTTATACACCTTCGTCGTGGCAGTAGCACCAGAGATCGCCTCATCCACCAAATCATTCTTCTCAATCAACTCACCCGTCGCATCAGTCTGATCATCAATCGCATCCTTCAAAGCCAACTTCGCCTCAGCCAACGCAATCTCAGCCTCACGAACAGCCTGAGGAGAAGACTCAGGGTCTTTGCGAACCTTTGCCAACTCCAACTCGGCATCCTTCACAGCGAACGTCGACTGCTCAATCCGATACCCAGCCCGCTCAACACCACGCTGAGCCTTATCCAACGCCAACAAAGCCGCCTTAGCCTGTGGAGAATCAGCACCGAACCCAGCAGTGATCTGCGCCAAGTTCGCTTCCGCTGTAGCTAGATCAGCATCAGCCTGAGCCTTCGCCTCATTAGCCCGCTTGGAATCCTTCTGCGCCTGAGTGAAGGCCTTCTGTGCAGATGATGACGACTTCAACGCATCGGTGTACAACTTCAACTTCTCTGCCGCAGTCTTGACAGTCTTAGAAGTTCCACCAAGTTTGCCATCCAAATCACCAACACTAGAACTAGCACCCTTGATTTCGATCCCGAAAGACTTGGCGATCTGAGTCATCCTGTTCGTCTCTGCGCTCATACCTTTCTGTGCATTGGCGGCAAGATTCAAATCTGTCTTGAGATTGCGAATGACTCCCTGTTGAAGTTCAAATGCGATTCGAGCGTCATCGGCTGCCTTCTGAGTTTGACCAGGATCAGCCAACTTGAGTTCGGTTCCTGCCAAAGTATTCACAACGCCTAACGCAAGGTTCGCACCTAAACCAATAAGAGCCAAGGATTGTGTGGCTTTGTTAGCCATATCAGCAAACGATGCAGAAACAGACAGACCGATGAGTTTGGCATAGGCACCAACGATTCCAAGATTGTCAACAAAGGCAGAAAGAGCACCTCTTAAACCTCGATCACCGAAAGCATCAATCGCAGCCTGTAAAGCATTAGGCAACTTCAAAATTGAATCTTTGAATAACTCATTGTTCAAGATTGCAAAACCAATCGTTTCAACTGCCTCACCAATGACTGTGCGTGTCCGTTTCAACGCACCACCGAACGTGTTAGCAGCTGCATCAGCAGCACCACCAAACTGACCATTCAACGTGTCAAGAACAGCACCGAAATCTTTTGACTTCTTCGTCTGGTCATCAAGCGGAATACCAAGTCGAGACAACGCAGTGAACTGACCTTGGCTGGCCTTAGCCAACGCCAAAGTGACCGAACCCAAGTCTCGACCTGTTGCCGCAGAAATATCTTGAGCAGTGTTCAACAAATCCTGTGACTTAGTCAGATCACCAGTTGCACGAACCAAAGTGCCAAGCGAGTCACGCAACTCTGTGTCACTTGTGCCGGTGCGTAACTGGGTCACCGAAATATACTTCTCAGCAGAAGTAGTCAACGCCTCATTCGCACCGAAGGTGGCCTCAAGCTGACGCTGCAACTCGACCTGAGACTTCTGATCCTCAATCGCAGCCTTCGCCGCCACAGTCAACCCAGCAGCAACAGCACCAAACGCAGCAGTCGCAGCGACACCAATGCTGCTGAAACCTGGGATCAATCCACCAGTCGCCTTGTTCAGACCTTTCAGACCTGCATTGATTTTATTGAAGCCAGAAGTAGCCCTATTGGTATCTGCAAGAAACTTGACAACAAACGTGCGCTCACCAGCCATGCGCCGATTCTACTCGCATGCCCCCAACTGCTGACGCAAAGCACGAAACTCTGAAGCCATCACACGATACAAATCCTTACCTTCCAAACCAGCCCAACACGACAAATCAACAGGTTCATTCCACCAAGCCTCAGACAACAACACCGATTCATGGCGACGCGCACGAGGCTCACGAACCTGCCGAGACTTGACGGGCTTCGGTTGCTCAACAACATCCCAACTGAAATCGGTATCCAACAAAGCACCACGACCCTCATGAAACTCAAAGGTCTGATCTGGTGCATGTTGTGGAAGATAGAACAACCGTGCAGGGTCTTTCGTCTGAGGGTCACCAACAAGATTCAACCGTTGATGCAAGCCCTCCCAAACCGCCCGCCACAATGAAGCAGGCACACGCTCAGCCAAAGGCAACACCAAGTGATAGTGAGGATCATCATCACGATGCGAATAGGTTGAATACGCAAACCACTCCAACCCATCAAGCCTTGCCTCACGGAACGACTCACCGTCCATGTCCACCACCAACGCCTCAATGAACCGAACATTACGGTTGCCACGAGTCGTGTCAGGGTAGTACTCAACAGGAGACCACAAAGCCCCATCAGTCTTGGAAGCATTCTCCTCGTGGTACGACAGCAGCTCACGCAACTGATCCCACGACGAAGCCAACGGCTTCGGCTCAATCGCCTTCACATTGCTGAACAGAACTGCCATGACTACCTCCCTACCTATCAGGGTAGTGGAACCTCAGCCGAAGTCAACTATCGGGCTAGATCGTCTAGCACCTTTTGGATTGCGTCCAGATATTCGTTGGCGATTGTGGTCTTCTCTTTCCTGACCGTAGGCCAGAAGAAATACCCTGCCTTGCCTCGATGCCTCAAGAACTGCTGGGTCTTCGGGGTTCGCTTGCCACCGAACTCGGCACCAAAGAACACGTCACCCCTGGTCACCTTGCGCTTGCGAGTGCGATTGGGGCGAGATGCTGAAACAAATCCAGACTTTTCATCCAACTTGACAGTTGGAATCCGGTCACGCCTAGCCCGCATACCCTTCATCACCTCAGTGGCCTGACGGCTACGGGTGATAGAACCAGCCTCTACCTTGGCTTTGACAACAAGATTGTCAGCTACCTTCTGCGATGCAATTCGCATCTCCTTGTTGAACCGCTCATCAGCCTTCGCAGCCTTACGCAAGAACTCAGCCAAGCCCTCAATGATTATCGGATCATTTGTTGTCCGTGATGGTGCGATAGAAACTGCACCTGCTCGACCGAGGGCTGCACCAAGAAACGACATGCACCCACACTACTTCCCTAGATGAATTGCCCTCCAACGAAGATAAGCAAACATCGTGAACAACATTCTTGGCGATTCTGCCAGCAACACCGAAGGCGCGATCCCTGTCTCACAAGACAGGAACGCAATCATCCAATGGGCTGACTGATCTCCAAAGGGACGATCACGCCATCATTGGCATCTCCCAAAGACAACGACTCAATCTCAACACACCATGATTCAAAGTCAAGGCCAGTCTTCTTCAACCGATGCTCAGCATGCCAACCCAAATACGCAAGGTCAGTCAATGTGAGTTCTGTTTCAAACTTGGCAACGCTTCGATTGAACTTGCCTTCAAACGCAATGAAGTCTGGGAACGCAGCGACAATGGTTCGTGACTTGCTATCGAGCGCACTTGTAAGTTCAAGTGCAATCTTCATATATACCTCCGCAGGTAAGGGTTGTTATGTTGAAACTATGCGCCAGTGCCAGTCTTGGTGATGGCACCAGAGATTGGGTAGGTGATGCTGACAACAGCCATGTCACCAACAGCACCAGCAACAGGAGTCCAAGACACAGGCAAAGCGTTGAACGCATACTGTGGGTTAGCAGACGAAGCAGCAGCAGTTCCGTTTGGCTTCACAGTCATTGGCACAGCAGTACCAGCAACGAACGCATCGTAGAACAACTTCTCGATCGTTGGGTAGTCCTGATGCAACTCAAGCGTGACCGAGTTGTCGATCAAGCCTTGGATGCGTGTCACAGCCGAAGAACCCATTGCTGTAGTCGCAACTTCCGCAGCAGTCGTGGACAAAGTGATTGATCCTACATACTGGGAAATATCGGTGTTAGCAGTACCGAAGGTGACTACTACGTTGGTGAGAACTTGCTTTGCCATTTGATGCTCCTGCCTTATCGGCTATCGAGTTGAACTACTTCTGCTCGGCTGAGCCGATGCGATAACTCTACACGCACCAACCGCAGGCGGGCAACCGTTACTGATAGACGATGACACGGAAGTCCACCATCAGATAGGTGGTGTCATTGCCTTCCATTGTTGAGATGTTTGAAGCCGACTCGACCAGTAGGTTCGCGACCGCACCACCCAACGTGCGATCCCCTTCCAAAGCGGCACGAATAGAAGTAGCACCCTCATAGGACAGAAACCCATCCAACGCCGCCTGGGCAGACCGCTCAGCGGAACGACCCACCACCACAGAGATTGTGAAGGTGGAAGTGATCAGACCGCCACGCATCGCACCGTTGTAGGTGATCGTGTCCAGCATCGGCCAAGCGAACGGTGCGTTCAAATTGTCAGGCTGATAGGCGTAAGACCTCAGCCCGCTGATCGTTGCCAGGCGTACCTGCAAACCCTGCTTGATCTGAGTGACGGTTGTTGCTTCGTTCATGCGAACATTCGCAGCCGTCGATACGGTTCGACAAGTTGTGCCATGTCCGGATCAAGGAAACGAGAAACACGAATGGCACCCAAGTCACCGAAACCTGCAACACCAAGCGGTGAGTCATACCGTTTGAAGATTCGTGAAGCCTGAATGATGGTGGCCTGTGTGACAGGTTCCGGCACAGACGGCCAACCGAACACAGCAGTCACCTGAACCAAAGCCTGCTCACCATAGTTGCCGTTGACTGTTGGGAACAGATAGTCACCAACCGCACGAATCTTGTCGTATGCCCACTGCAAACCATCCAAGCGACCATTCAACGGTTCCAACTGATAATCAGACGGCGACCAAGTCACATCAAAGTTGCCATCGGTAGCACCAGAAGTCTTCAACACAATCGCAGTTCCAGCGATGTCATCAATGCTGCAATAGAAATCATTCTCAGCCATATAGACCCGACTGGTTGCAGAACCAACAGACCAGAACTGGCGGTTGCAATATCCGTCAATGAGACGTGAAGCAGCACCGGCACAGTTGTCAATTAAATCATCGTCCAACACGTCCGCCGTCCCGATGCGGAGAGCTGCTTTGATTTGATTGCGAGTGGCGTAGCCATTGGTGATGCTCATGGTGTTCCCATGTTACTTCACCACAACAGGTGGAAACTCTTGCCCTGGCACAATCTCATGATCATTGATCAAACTACGAAACAAAGCAACATCAGCCTCGCCTTGGGGATGGGGTTGAAATGACACTGCGTCAGGATGCCTCCAATGAATAAACCTTTGAGTCGTATCAAAATCAACTCGCAGTTCAGCCTTCCGAAACTCCATCCACTGAATCCAATCCGAATACATGGATCGCCTAGCAGGATAAGCCAAATGAACTTCACGTCTAGCGATTGTCATCCCAGCCATCGGATTGTTCGTAGAACCAAGAATGCCCTGATATCGGTCAGCGTCAGCCTGAAATGGTTCACCATGTTGAGTTCGTCCAGCAATCGAGATGACATCACAATCCCTATCCAACCCAACCAAACCATCAGGGAGCATGATCTGATCCACACCCGCTGGAACAACCCAATCACAAGACGATTCTTTAACAGCCTCATTGACACCATCCCAGAACAGTTCCTTCGTGATGATGTTCCGAATGAACGAAGGCACAGGCAAAGGAACCAACGATGAAATGATCACCTCATCAGGTTGAGGGTTCATCGCCTCAATCATCGCAACATACTGCTTGCCAAACTTTTCCCAGTATTCAACTGAACAACAATGCGTCAACAAGAACGTCATATCAATCCCATCCTAAGTTTCTTCTTCTGTCCAAATCCCAAGCCCCCGCATCTGGTATTCCTGACCGCCATCGCATGTCGTGGAGATTGCTGTTGTCTGCGAAGCTGCGGTTGTTCTTCTCGCCAAACGCAGGGTTCGCCTTGAGCGTTGACGAATTATCATGCTCAACTTCAACATCCGAAACCACGACAGAGATGTTGAACGCCTTCGCACGTTGCTCATAGTCATTGTCCTCAAAGTAGGCGGGAACGTAACACTCCGAGAATAGACCGATCTTGCTCACCACATCCTGCCCAACCCACACACACGACCAGTTCCGCTTCGTGCGAACCACCATCCCATCGTCGCAACCAGCAAAGAAACTTTCTATTTGTCCAGGCTTGAACCATGCGTCAGAGTTCAACAGAATCCAGCCTCGTGCGTGAGGTGTTGCTTTGATACCAAGATTCCAAGAAGGTGCGACACCGAGGTTGGTAGGCATTGACCAGACGTGATAGTTCTTGACCAGCCGCCGATCAATCACCCAAGGAAAGTATTGCAGGCTCGACTCGCCGCCGTTGTCAATGATGATCAGATGCTCCACGGGATAGTCAATGGATTGCAGGCACCGTTCCAGTAGGTCATACCGGTTCAGGACGGGGATGATGATGACAGGCACCATTCATGCAACTCCTTCATGATTGGCTTCCAGTGAGCCTCATAGACGGTGTCAGCGTTGTATTGCTGAGCAAACGCCACAGCGGTCTTGTCAACGCCGCGTGGAGCGTTATAGGCCTGTCTGAGGGCATCCACAATGGAAGGAACCTGCGGGGTGCAGAACCATGCCTTCTGATGCGAATCCCAGAACGGCTGCACATCTACCTTCCACCCAGACCCAACCAACTCAGGCTGAGCCGTAAAGTCCGAAACAATCACAGGAGTGCCACAAGCCTGAGCCTCAATCACAGCCAACCCAAACCCCTCACCCATCGAGCAAGACAACAACACGTCAGCAGCCGAATACATAGCAGCCAAAGCCTCTTGCGGAAACCCGATCCGATAGGCGTACTGATCGACGATCCTGTACTGATGTTCCTCAAGCCCAACCGCCTTCAACAACTCCAACACGTTGATCCCACCAGAAGAACCATCACGCTCGACATGAAGATAGATCATCGCGTCAGGATGAGTCTTGGCAAAGATTGCGAACGCCAACAAGTTCTCGCCAAAAGATTTGCGTGAAGGGTTCGCACCCTTGTTCGCTGCATTCATCATGACCACAAACTTGTCTTCAGGGATCAGCATCAGTTCACGACCAGTTGCCTCACCGGTGGAACTCTTATATTTATTCATTGGCTTGAACACAGGTTCAATACCGTGAGGCGCATAGAAGTGTTCGATGCCTGCCTGATCCAACATCTCTCCACCGAACTTAGACATGGCGATTGGCTTCACGTTAGGACGAGCGCACCACTTCAACACTTCCTCTGGACACGGTGAGTGATCAATCGGAACCCATGAAGCTATGTTCGGACAAAGATCAAACGATGGAGATTTGAACACCCACACATCAAACAGAGTCATCAAGATTGGTGGGATATCTTTGTTTCCGTTAGCCCAATCCATCCAATGCGCAACCATGATGTCATCTGAATATGGTGCGTTCCCTCGCGGATAAATCTTCACACCGTTCCACATTGATGTTGAACCTTCCAGTCCATACATTGCGTGGATCGCTACTTCGTGTCCTTCTTGCGTGAGCCTTGGGACGATTTGCGCTGTTTGCTGGCCGTAGCCGGAGTGCGTGAAGGGCGCGTTGGAATACCAGAGCGTCCTGAGTCGATTGGGATTGGTAGGTCTGCCACTTCGGGCAAGTGTGCCACGCCCCGCTGCAAGAGCAGGGTCGCCTCCAGGTCGGGCAGGTCGATTGGTGTTCCTTGAATTATTACCAGCATCTTTCACTTCCTTCTCCTTCGCAGTGGCAGGGTAAATAGAAATAGGGTCGCAACGCCCTGCGTGTTCGTTGCGACCCTAAGCCTAGGGTATTTATGGGGATCAAGTCCCCTTCAGCCTTATGGCTGGAGGAGGTGCTTGATGTGTGAAGTTTGTGGCAAGTTGCCGTCTACACGGAATGTGCAGCGGAAAGTCCGAAGATCTGCGCTGAATGCGAAGTCATCCGAAACATCAATCTTGATTCCACCAACTTGTCGCACATAGTACGAAGGAAGGTGACCAACGATGACGGACTTGGTGCCTGTGGCAACGTCGGCCATCGAGGGGTTCTCGAAGATCTGTTTTCCGAGCAAGGTGTCTGGGACATCAATGGCCAGCGATGGGCTGAACAAGTAGATGCCGTCAGTTGACTTGATCTTGCGGGTTGCACCGATGGTCTTACCATTCATCATCCAGCCGACACCAGGAAGGTTCCTGGCTGCACCGTTGAGTGAGTAGTAAAGGTCGATCAGGTTGTCACCTGTGAAGGCTGTTGCAGTTCCAGCGGTACCACCAACAGACGATGCTGTGACGATGCCGTTTGGCTGTGCTGATCCTGAACCGGTGGTCAAAGCTGCACCAACACGGAAACCAAGTTCGGCTCCAGCCTGGCTTGCGATGAAGGACAGAATGTCCACGCCAGCATCTTCAATCATTTCACGCGAAACCTGTACAAGGAACGAAAACTTGTAAGCAGACATCGTGATGAACGAGTTGAACACTGGATCGGATTCTGCGATTGCAGTTGCTTCGCCAACGATTGCTGCCGTCGAGTACTGCGCCTGCGATGGAATCTGCAAGTTCTCTCCACCATTGGTGTTCAACACCGTTGATGTTTGGAGGACTGGTGCAGCCAAACGGGCGAGGCCGATGACTTGGTCGTAGAACGACGTAGGAACTGGCGAACCAGTCTGGGTCTTGATGACATCGCGCTTCTCAAAGTGTGCGCTGCGTACTTCGCCCTTGGCCAACGAACGCATGATTGCTGCGTCATCAACTACTGGTGCGGAGGACACTGGGCGAACCTGGTCAGAGATTTCGCGGGTTGCTGCATCGAAACGCAGTTCACGAGCTTCATCTTCACGGATCTTGGCGATGGTCGCTGCGCGGTCATCGAGTTCCTTGTTGATTCGGTCGTAGGTCTGTGATTCTTCTGCTGTGAGGTCACGCTTCTCGGCAGTGGCTTTGTCCAAGATTGACTTGGCTTCGTCCCATGCGCGTTGACGGATTTCAACTTGACGGTCTAAATATTCTTTCATGATATTTCTCTTTTCGGTTTGATTACGGATATGGATACGCAGGGAGAACTCAACTCAACCTGATGCGGCTCCGCAATCAGCAACATCGCAGCGGCTCCGCTGAACAATGCAGTACTAGAAGATTAGACGGTCTTCTTCAACAATTCAAGGTGCTTCGCCATGATGCCGATGTGGGCTGGCGCAGCCTGTGGTGTTGGTTCAAGTTTGGCAACTGTTTCACGAAGCAAAGCTGCGTGATCTGGTGACAATGTTTGACCTGCTTCAAGGTTCGTAATCGCTACAGCAAGCCGATCAGCGTCGATACCGGTACGGGTAGCAAGCGCATCAAACGAACGAACAGAGGCAGATGTGGCCGAGTAGGCAGGGAAACCTGTGACGACCGAAACTTCATAAAGTTTGATCTGACGCAGTTCACGATACTGGCCGTCATCAGACCACTTGTCGCCACCAGAAGGAACGGTAAAACCGAACGACATCGAGTCCACGTCTTTGCGCTTCATCAAGACCGACAAATCACGACCAACCGAAGTGTCAGGAAGTGTGGCATCGACTAGCAAACCTTTGGAGTCCTCTGACAGGCGCAAAGTCTTTGCGCGTGTTGTGGCGAGAAGCATGCTTGAATCGTGGTTCATATACATGCGGATATTGTTCCGAGACTTCAGGGACTTATTGAACGCACCAGGTGCGATCCGCTCAATAAACGGTAAAGGCTCGGAATCAGAATTGAACACTGCGGCATAACCTGTGAACGACATACCGTCGCCAGACTTGTCTGCTCGCAACTCAAACTCGTTGAACGTGACGCGGCGTGTTTCAACCTGTTCTTCCATGTTTGAAAGACTAACAGGAAATGAACTCAGCATTCTAGAAGATTTGGGGTGAGCCTTCGGAAGCAGATCGTTGTCGCTGATGTAAGCGTCATTCTCTGGTCGACCATTACGCAACAAATACAAGAACGCATTCACACGGGCATAAGCCCACTGATCACGAGTCATACCTGGACGATGCGAAGTTGAATAGGCTCCAGCACCACGACGAAACACGGTGCGCAACATCCCAACCGTTGCCCGCTTGCCAGGGTTATCCCCAACAGAATCATTGTGTTCATTAGCCTTATTCTTCAAACCTGTCTCAATCGCCTCAGACAACTCAATCGTGCCACTACCAGCAGGAGCCTTCGCAGAACCTGGAGGATTCTTCTCTGAGCCTGTGATCTGATCCTTCTTCGGTGCAGGAGCATCAGCCCGCTCATCTTTGATCTGCTCAGCCTTCAACATAAACCAGTTCATCGCAGGCTCAGGATCAAGCGGGTTGATTCCCCACAAATAGAACGCCACAGCACCGGCACCAGGGAACTCATCGTTGTCAGGATCAGAGTTCTTTGGTGCATCAAGATCGACTAGATGTCTTGCACCCCAAGCATTGGTGCGAATCACCTTGTCTTCTGTGATGTCACCTCTGGCCATGTCACGAGCCTCACGCACCGTGCGCTCAACCAAACCATCACCAGCCAAGCCTTGACCGTAGTAGTCCAAACCTTTGCGAGCTGCGTTGCGAATGTAGGTTGGCAGATTGAGTGCAACTTGACGCACCTCATCTTCCATCTCGTCTTCGTCTTCTTCCTCTTCTTCATACGGTTGCCAAGCGTTGCAATAGAAACCGCCATCAACATACGCATCCCAACGCTCGCACCAAGCCTTTAGATTGTCGCCCTCACCTTGAACATTATCTTCGTTGTAGAACACACAGTTGCCACATGCTCGACCTTCAGGAACATCAGGTGACAACGCAGGACGATAGTTGTCCGGCAACGCACGTTCACCACCAGGTTCCATATCTTCAGCAATCGACACAGCCACCATCTGATCAATCGCATCCTGCTTCGTCGTATGGCAACCAATGACTTCACCGTCATCCTTTGTGGTTGCCCAACCCGCGCAGCCCTCCGCTTTGTCTGTAATGAAATAAGGCATCAGACCAATAACAATACTTCAGCATCGTCATCCAAGATGCTGAATGTGACCAAACCTGTTGCAGCGATGACCGCACCACCCAGCATGCTCGACCCAACCGCAGACACCAGACGTGGCTTCTTTGGTTCATTGATCTGAATCGGAATCTCTTTGGGCTTCGGTCTAGGCTTTGGTCTTGGCTGCGTGTAGGGCTGATAACCAACACCATCATCAACCGGTGGAGGTGCAGGAGGTGAAGCCTGTGCTGTAGCAGTCGCATCCAACCCACCAAGACTGGCCGCAGCGAGCACATCTTTCTTGACTTTCGTTGTGGCAGAAGCATCAAGCCCACCCAAGCCCGCAGCCGCCACCACATTCTTGCCGACCTTTGTTGTAGCAGCCGCATCAAGCCCACCCAAACTCGCCACCGCAACAGCGGCCTTCCTTGTCTTAGCCTGGGCAGACGCAACCAAACCACCCAACGCAGCAGAAGCGGAAACAACCTTGACGATAGTTGCAGTAGCCGCATTGGTCAAGCCGCCAAGAGTCGATGCCGCAGTTGCGACAGTTAGAAACTCACCACCATCCAACACTCTTGTCCCATCAAGTGCTGACGAGTCAAGAATGAACGCGGCACCACCACCAAGGCCGAAGCCTGTGTTGTCAAGTGTGGTTGAGTCAAGTACGAACCGTTGAACGGCCATCACAAACCTACGAGGCGAGCGTCAACGAAGCGGTGAGATTACCTGCGTCAATCGCATAAGTATCACCAGCGTCATACGGGTTCGCAGTAATCGTTCCAGAGAACAAGAAGTTGCCTGTCGTCAAACTATCCCAAGCTGTGAAATGGTTGGCATCCTGAGACCCAGCAATGTTTGTCCAAGTCACATCATCATCAGAAGTCAACACACCAGCCGAAGCCGCCCCAAACGACACAGCCTTGCGCGTTGTCTCGGTTGCAGGGTTCGCAGTCCCATTAGCACCAGGATCACCAACATGCAGTTTCACATACACTTGCGCAACAGCGAACGACGTGTTGTTGCCCAAAGCATTCAGCCAAGCGTTGCCAAGATATGCACCGATTCCGTGTGCCATTAGTCTTCAACCCTTTCGGTGATCGTCAGAATGCGTCCTTCAGCATCACGTTCAACGGTGCGCACGGTTGGCCTTGACTCTGGGATGTTGACACGAACCACAGTCTCAGGCACATTGATGATCGGTGCAGGAACATTCACAGCCGGTGGCGTGTAGTTCAGCACCACTTCAGGCATGTTGATGTCCATGTTCTGTGACTTCACTTCGTAAGCTGCGGCAGGATCGGTTGGACTGATCTGCGACAAACCTTGCAACAACACTGATGGAACACCAGTGTGATCGATGTCTGGCAAGCCGAGCGCAGCCAATACGGAACCAGGATCGAAGCCTGTTGTGATGAGACGCTGAGCCATCAAAGTCTTGCGATCCAGTTCAGCCAAGTTCGCAGCAGCGATGTCCACGTTGGCCAACGGAACACGGTACACATCGCCTCCTTCAATCGGCGGCATGTCTTCGATGCGATGGATGTCGTTGATTGACAGGAAACCTGCTTGGATACCTGTTGAGAATGCGGCATAGCGTGTGGCCTGATCGCCACGCAGCAGACCGTCAACATTAAACTTCAAGAATGCTCGACCGTTGAGCAGCTTCTGGTAGCCGTCTTCAATCTTGGAGATGTACGGCCTGAGCGTGTGGGTGACGAAGTTGATGCCGTTCATTTCCACCGACGCATAAGACATCGCCCCAGCGGAGTTGTGTCCAAGCATTGCTGGTGGCACACGGAAGATACGAGCGATTTCTTCAATAGCGAAACGGCGTGACTCAAGGAACTGTGCCGAGTCGTTGTCCACTGTGGTCTTGGTGAACTTTGCGCCACCAAACAGAATGCCTGGTCGATGTGAACGACGCAACCCTCGATGACCTTCCTCAAAGCCATTCACCAAATCTTTAGCCTGCTCACGAGTTAGGTTGCCAGGGAACTCGATGATGCCGGAAGCACTTGAGCCTTGACCGAAGAAACGTGCAGCGAACTCTTCTAACGCTTTCGCCAAACCTAGATTCTCTTTCACCAAGTCGATGCGGGAACGGCCACGCATGTCACCAGGCAAACGCAACTCGGTGATGTGAATCATGTCCTCAAGTGGGATCACATCACGGTTGTCAAACACAAACTCTGGACGACGTGTCTCACGGTTGCGGGTGCATTCAACCTTCTCAGGGTTCAACACCACAAGCGCGGCCACACCTTGATCGTCGCGCACAATACGGGTGAACGAGTTACCGTTCAACAGCAAGGACACCAACACCTGCTGGAAGTGTTCGGTGCGGGTGATACCAGACTCAGGGTTATCCAACCACATTGGTCGTGGGCGGAACGCTTGACGCTCTGCACCGACACGGATGAACGTGTCAACAGGCAAAGTGGAAATAGAATCGGCAATGATTCGCACACACGAATACACAGCCTCGATCTTCAACGAATCTTGCTGAGTGACAACAGTTCCAGAATTGGTTGTCATCGAGAAGCCGTCGCCTAATGCGAACAGCGATTGGAATGAAACTGCGCGCTGCTCACCTCCATTGTTCAAGAGTCGTGACAGCATTACTTCCTCGCCTCTTTCTTCCCGCGCTCAATAGCGAAGGCAAACAATAGAAATACAGACCCGACAAATATCAGGCCGATAGGGATTGACAACAAGAATATCCCAACTGCGATGAGTGATGCGGCGAAAAGTTCCATCAACAGAATCATGATGCTCCTAGACTACAAAGAAACCAGGCACGGGTGCGACCTCTTCACGACGAGTTGCACGATCAACAGCAATCGCACACGCAATCGCAGCGTCAATCTTGCGCTTCGACTTACCTTTAGACAGACGCAAACCTGCATCCGTTTGACGAGGCACAGCCGACAACACCTGATCGGTGAACATCGGGTCGCCATCATGAGCCAAGACCTGACCAACAATCGCCTCATACAACGTGCCAATCGCAGGCACCATACGTTGAGCCGACTGCGGAAACTCAACCATTGGCAAACCATCATCGGCTAGAACCTCAGCGGTGCGTTGGAAGAACGCAGGGTCATAGGCGAACTCGCGCACATTGAACGCCAGATGCAACTCACGAAGATACGCCTCAACAGCTGCGACATCCATCGCATGCGCATCAGGATGCCAAATCTTTGCCCGCACCACAATCCGACCATCACGCGGCTGAGCAACAACCACAGCAATCGAGTCATGCTTCAACGCCATGTCAATCCCCACAAACGCAGGCAACTCAGCATCCAACCCCAGTTCAGACTGACACTGTTCCCACCCGCCCATCGGCAACCAGGGCGAGTCTTCCTGCCTGACCCATTGGTTCAGTCTGTAGCGGCGATACGGGATTTCAGCCGTCTGATTCATGCTGACCTCCATGTCTTCCAAGTCGAGCAAGCCTTCAGCGAGGTTCGGGTTCGCAGCCGCCCATGCCTC